CTGCGCTTTGAATAAATTAAATGCAAGTGACTTCAAATCTTCGGTAAAGATGGGGCTATTGCTATGGGCATCGACTTTAACGGTGTAATCTTTAGTAAATTGCTCGGCAATAAAAGGTACATCTTGGGTATCTTTGAAATGCGTTGCGTCATAATGTTGCATCACTTTCATATACAAGGTAGCAACCTTTTCTAAGCTATCTTCAACCACTAATGCCCGTTTTTTGGCTCTGGAACTGCCTAAACGGGCGAGTTGGCTGGCATGGCCTTGGCTTCTAACCCCTGATTCGCCTTTACCGCTCAAAACATTGGAGATACCCGATACTTCGGCAAACATCGCATCAATTTCATGCAATACCTCAAACAAATCAGGTGGCATATTGGGCGCGAGCCTCTCCACCTTGGCATTGGGCATATCGGTTGCTAATAAACCACCTGCACGGTTTAAAGCAAAGTTCTTTTCATCCAAAATGCCTGTAAAGCCTACAAGGCTTGTGGGTGGCAAGACTTGTTTAGACAACAAATCCAAAATTTCAGTCATGCGTTGGTTGCGCAGTTGTTGGAGGAGCATTAGCTTTTGCACTTCGCTTGTACCCCAGTAATAATCGTACTGTGGGTTAGGGCAAATTTGCACAAATGGGCATTCGCCTTTTAAAAACAAACTAGCCCCTGGTCGGTCGTAAATTATGACATCAGGAGCAGCAATCGTTACCACTTGGTAATCGGCTGTATCGTCATTCCACACCCACAACTCTTTCATTTCAATGGTTTCTTCGGCAACCTTGGCTTTGTAACGGTTAATGCCGTACAACTCCATGTTGATATTGCCGTAAATAGTGGGATTGGTCTGACTCATGACAATGCGATTAACCGCTTCAGGTATATCCGATTCTTGTTCCCGATAGCCTGCCGTTACACGACTGACAAGATCATCTCGCTTGGGGTGTGAATACAAGCGGGCATACAACTCTGACTTGGTAATGTAATAAATCTGCACAATCGCTTCTTGGCGATCAGTGTATGGAGTATCTTCGCGCAAGACACCCATGGCAGACGGCTCAATCATGTAGGGATGGATGCCGTTGTTATAAACCAACTTGATAAAAGTGGTGTTGTAGACCAATGACCAGGCTAAGGCCGAGGCAAACACTTGGTCGGCATTGGAATTTAGCCATTCGTCATTTAAAGCTTGGGTTAATGCGGAAGTTTTGCGGTGCTCCCCTTCATGCACTGAAGCGCCTATAGCAATGGAAAAACGGGTGGTTTCTGCCGAATACAAAAAGCTTGTAAGCTGGTCAATGTGCGGGTTAATCTTGTTAAAGTACGCTGGTGGTTCTTCTGGCCCAGCGCCAAACAAAAAGTATGCCCGTTGTGTGGTGTAATCACCCCGCCGTTCTTCTTTGGATACCAAACATTTTTGAATTAAATCTAGATAAAAATATTCGCGTTCGGTATTATTTGACGGGATTTTCATTTTTTAATTTGTAAATTGTCGGGATCTCTGATTGTAGCGCGAGGGTCAATTACAGGTCCTGTTTTAATCCCCGCTTGGGCTGGTGTCAAGCCCACCTGTTCATCACGAATGGGTTTAATCATGCCACCCAGTAAAGATTGCATAGTCATGTTTTGAAATCCTCCGCCCCAGATTGCTGCGTCGCCTGGTCGTGGTTCTGATGGCGCTTGCGGGATCGGTTGAGGTTGGATTTTGTTTTTGTTGACCCCTCGTTTACGGGTTGCAAACTTTTCTGCGTTTGCGTATTCTTTTTCAGTAAATTTGTTGTTGCGTTTAAGGTATCCGGCTTGGTTTTCGCCTTCTCGGGTGGATTTGATGTCGGACATGTCGAATTCGATCGCCAATTGTTTAATGTGTCGGTCGCTTGCTTTAGTGCGTTGAGATATGAGTGATGGAGCTTGTAGATAAACGACAAGGACTTCTTCATGGCAACCTTTCATTGGACATTGGGCTTTTTTACTTTCAAAATACCCATGTTTAGGACACTTGTAATCATGCAATACCGCCATTTCTATCCCCTTTCAAGCTGTTCGTCAAGTGTTGATTCAGAATAATCATATTTGGGCGCAATACCGATTTTTAAAGCAATTTTGCCGTTAACCACCTGCAAAGTGGTCTTTTTTTCCATAATTGGCTTGGCTTCTTTGCGATATTGCACAAAACGGGTCTTATCACGGTTTTGCATAATAGCTACTTCGCCATCTTGCCATTCAAAGTAAGCTTTGTTAACCCGCCTTTGGATGTATTCGGTTAAAGGTTCGCTTTCATGCAAAAACACATCTTTGAGGTGGGCTACCGAAATTCCTGCAAGTTCAGCAAACAAAGCAACTGAAATACCCCGATCTTTGTCTTGCAAAAAGCGTTTAATCACTTTGCGTAGCACCGTTTTGGGCATGACTGGCTTCATTGTCCGTATACTCCAATGCGTTTTAAGTAATCACTCACATTTCTGCCTACGGTTAATTGTTCTGGGGTAAAGTCGTCTTGGGTTTTTGAAATGCTGCGGGTAATCTTTTGCGCGATGAGTCTTGGTTGGACTTGTTCGGCAAAGGCAGCGGTAGCCAGTGCTGCGGCAATCACCCGATCGTCTTTGTTTCGGCCAGACGCTTCAATTGATCCGCCATTTCTGACCATGGTTTTCATTTCCTCAATGGTGTCCATGTCGTAAATATCCATCATGCCACGCTCAAAAAAGTCTTTCATGTAAGTGAGCATGCGCTCTTTTGTGGCTGAGGTGGTGAGCCAGCCAATGCTATTGGAATAGCCCCCAAGGGTGTCGTTTCGCCGCCAAATGTAGTTTTGCATATTGGCATACACATCCATCAGGTCTTTACCCAAAGCCGATCCCATGGCTGCAGCTTGTCTGCGTAGGTTCTTCAATTCATTAATTACCGCTTGACCTGGACCATTAATTTCAAGGTTAAGTGTTGAGTTTTTGTATGCGCCAGCAAGGTGAGCAATTACCCACGCAAATTGGTAAGTATTTAATTCTGAGGTGGCAAAGGTGGCTACTTGTTCCAGCCCATCAGCGTAAACCCTAAATACCTGAATACAAAAACGATCAGCCCAATCGCTAGACCCATAAGCAGGATCAGCGCCAATAACATAATAAGCAGTATCAACAGGCTGTTCCCAAACCTTGAGTGAAGCCAATCTGTCTGTGGATTTAACCACCTCAGTGTCTTGAAAGTTAACTCCAAAACTGTATCGGTAAAACTCACAATGAGTACGCTTAAGTTTTTTAACGGCATCGGTGCACCTCGCATTGGAAAAGAAAGAAGTTCCGGTCATCACAAAGGCATAGTCCTCGGTGGGTGGAAACTCTTGATACATCAAGCTTTCGTCTTTAATGCCTTCAAACAGTTTCCAGCGCCACCACGCGATTTGACGGCTGTTGATCTCAAAGTTGTAAAGCTTTTTAATATCCCGCACCCATTCTTTTTCTTCACCGGTTAGCTTGCCATCCCAATACACTTTGTAGGTTTGCCCATCGGGGTCTAGGCTATAGAGTTCATTGCGCCACCAACCACAGAAAATGGCTCGCTGGGTACGCGCCCGCTTGGCCGTGACATACATGTCGTGAAACATATTAAAGCCCCGAGCGGTGCTCTCAAACATGTAGAGGCGATCCGGGTTGGTTTCGGCTAAGGATGCCAGCAAAGACGCTAGTCCTTCTTCATCGCCCCAGGAGCTAGTTTCCGTGCCATGCAAGTATGTAATCGCCTTGCCACGACCCAGACTTCCTTTGGCTCTAAGCCCAGCGACTTGATAAAACAAACGGCTGCGGTTCTTGAGGGAAAGCTGATTTCGGTTGTGAGCAAGGAGTGGGATGCGATACTCTTTGGGCAAACCATCCATATACATGGACAAGGTTGAGCGGAACATATCTCGGTTTTCTTCTGTATCCGTTGTAAGTGTTCCTTGTAAGCCTGGGTGTGTAAAGTGCCAGTAGAGATCGAGTGCGAGTGAAATAGTGGTGATTCCAAGTTGCCGTCCTTTCAAAATGACAAAAAAATGGCAATCGTCTTGCAAGCCTTTTGTAATCTCATCCATTACATAAGTCTGGCTACCCAATAGGTTGCCCATGCGCTTTAAACCTTGTTCTTTGGTTTCAATTTGCAGCTGCGCACAAAACTTGTAAAACAAGTCTTTATTAAAATTCATGTGATGATCCACGGTAACTTGTTATTGAATTTTTCTCGTAGGCGCAAGTTGCCAATTTCAAAGAACTCTTTTTGCACTCCACAGCCCCCACCTAAGCGAAAGCAAAAGGTATGTAATTGGGTGCTGGCAAATTTAGGAAATATCTGTCTGGCAGCGGCATAAAACTCACGATCAACCAACAGGGATGGGCGATTGAGCACCACCGCTATTTGTTTAAGACAATCGGTTTTCATGCCCCACATACACCAATCGACAAAATGATGACCCTCCTGATTCCAAG